GCGCCAGCGCCGGTCACAGCGTAGCCGGTCACCAGCCAGTCCATAACCGCGGTCGCGGCTGCCGAGGACCCGCCGCCACCGGAGAAGGTCAACGTCGGGACGGTGCCGGAGGTGATCGCGGTGCCGCCGAACGGCTCGGTGCACAGCACGCCGGTGACCGTCTGCGAGCCGGTGAGCGTGGTCGCTGCCGCAGCGCCGGACCCCGTGGTGTCGCGCGGATCGTTCAGGAACGTGACCGCCGGCGCCTGCGTATAGTTTGCGCCCTGGTCGGTGACGGTGATGCTGCTGACCACGCCGGCCGTCAGCGTTGCGTAGGCTGAAGCCGGGAAGCCCTGTCCGGTCGGCTGCTGGATGATGACGATCGGCGGGTAGGTGTAGCCCGAACCGCCCGCCGTGATTGTAACGGTGCTGCTGATCGCGCCGCCGACAAACGCCAGCCATGTCGAGCCGCCGGCGCCGGCCGTCACGGTCGGGACCGACGTGTAGCCCGAGCCGTGGTTGGTCAGGATCGCGCCGACCGGGCAGCCTGTCGTGTTGGTGAAACGGTAGTTCGTCCCGTCGCTGTCCAACTGGATGAAGTCGGACCCGATGCCGCCGGTGCCATCGTTGCCCGGACCCATCGCGCGCCAGATGGTCGGCGGCGGGTTCGGGCCGGTCGCAACCGGATCGGCCCACTGCGGGTAGGCGATGCCGTCCGTGTAGCAGTTCCACCGGCCCGGGGGCACCAGGATGGAACCGCCCTGCGGGACCTCGAACACGTTCGTGCCGAGCTGGTTGAGCGGGAAGGGGACGTTGACGCCGCCAAAGCGAGGCATTTCTCAGTCTCCTTACTGTAGCGGCTGGCCGGCGAACGCGGTCTGCGAGGCCGGGAACGGAGGCGGCGGCGGGCTGCCGGGCCATGCCGGCGACGTGATGCCGGTGATGTGCGCGCCCGAGGACGGCTTCATGCAGCAGACATCGAGCCCGACGACCAGCACGCCGATCGACGCCAACTGGCCCTGCGGGATGAGGCTCTCGAACCCGGTGAAGTAGAATTGCAGGCTCGGGTGCATGAACGCCGCCAGATAGCGGCTGTTGATGACGTACATCTCGCCGACCGGACAGAACGGATCGGCGAAGATCGGCGTATCCAGGATGCGGATCGCGCGGAAGCCCGAATTGACCACGCTGTCGCGGCTGTACATCGAGCGCGGCGTGGTCTGGAACTGCTCGGACTGGATGAAGTCCGACATGATCGTGGCCCAGTTGACCGGGTTGCAGACTGCGAAATCCCCAGCCTCGCCGCCGGCGCCGGACTGCACCTTGACCAGCAGGTTCGCGATGCCGACGCGGTTCGCGATCGTCGCGCTGTTCGGGTAGTACTGGCCCTGCCAGAATGGATTGGTCGTGCGGTTGATGCCGCCGTACGTGCCGACGTTGGTGCCGCTGTCGTAGGCGCCGACCAGCGAGTCGAGCGCAAGGGGGTTGCTGCTGTAGGAATACAGCGCCTGCGCCAGCGCCTGCTTGCACACGGTCGCCGCATCGGCGGTGACGACGCGGAGCTTGGGAATGATGACCTCGGACGACTGAACGATCGCCTCGAAGCCGAAGAACCCGATGGGCACCATGCCCGCCTTCAGATTGAAGGTCGCATTCTGAATGGCGACCTGATCCTGCGGGATTTGGAAGTCGCCCGCGAAGGCCCCCCACTGGAAGTTGACGAACGACTGGCCCTGCACCGGGAAGGTGATCTGCCCGACACCGCCCATCGCGGCCTGCGTGTTCGACAGGAGCAGGCTGAGCAGCGGGTGCGCCTGATAAATCTGCGTGAACACGGTCGGAATGACCGCGCGCCGCGTGATCGCCGCCAGCTGCGCTCCGGTTAGACCGCCGGGAAGAATGCCCGTGCCGAGGGCGTTAAGTGAGCCGGACATTCTTCAGTGCTCCCTGTTCACGCTGCCAGCGACGGGTCGTTCAGCACGCTGCGCACTTCGTCGTCGAAGTACGACCACGGCTTGTCATGCAGCTTCTCGAACTGCTTGTCGCGCGACTGCGAGCCGTAAAGGTCCACCGTCTGCGGCAGATAGTCGGTGTTGCCGCGATTGACCGGCGGTGGCTTCGGCAGACTCTCGTTCACCCACGCGGCCGCCGCATCAACATCGGGGCTGTTCTGCTCCTGCATCCGCTTCAGCACCTGCTGCGCGATGGTATCGTCTGCCCAGCCGTATTTCTTGCGGGCCGCTTCGAGGCGGCCTTCCAGCTTTGCGATCTGCGTGGCTTCGGCGCGCTCGGCGCGATCCTTCTCCAGCTCTTCGCGGGCGGCCTTCGCCTCCGCACGGGCAGCGGCAGCCTCCGCCACGGCCGGCGCCACGTATGACTCGGCAAGATCGCGGCCGGGGAACGTGGCGTTCGGGTTCACCTGCCTGATCTGATCCTCGGTGACGCGCGCCGTCTTCGGATCGCGCAGCAACTTGTCCAGCAGCGCAGCGGCGGCGTACTGGGTTTCGGCCTGCGCCTTCGGCAGCGTGACGGTCTCGGACATCGGATCAGCCCTTGGCCGACTTCACGCCGGTCCCGACATGCTGAATGCCGCCCGGGCCTTCCGACTTCCGGCCCGGCATGCTGGCGGCGTTCGCGCCGATGTCCATGCTCGTGGTGGGCACCAGCCGGCGAACCGGGTCGCGCTCGTTCAGCGTCTTCACGTAGGGCGTGAACGGGGTATTCTGCGTTTCGGCCATCGTGAGTCTCCTGTCAGTGCATCGGGCCGCCCGGGGGGGCGACTGGAGGGGTGGCGGGCGGGCCGCCCGGTGGGGCCTGACCCTGCATCTTGGCGACCGCCGACATCTGGCCGTCGTTGCGGACGCCGCGCATTGCCTGCATCAAGGTCTGGATGGTCATCTGCGCGTCCTGACCGGCCTTGGTCAGATTCTTGCCGAGATCGGTCGCGATCTTCATCACGGACTCGTGCAGCGGCGTGCCGAGCGGCAGCGCGGGCAGCGCCTCCATGATCATCTTGTGCGCCGCAGCGAGCTTCTGCGCGGCCTGCATGATATTGCCCGGATTGGACTGCGGCACCGTGACCGGGCCGAGATTACCGGGCGGGGCTTGACCGGGAGCGGCTCCTGGCGGCGGTGCGCCGGGCGGGCCACCAGCACCGGGCATCATGCCGGGCGGTACGCCGCCACCGGGGATGCCTTGGGGTGGGCCTGCTGTGATCGAACCGCTCATCCGAGCCTTTCAGAGTGGGAACCGGCGCCCCACGTGATCCGACCAGCCGGGGCGCCGGGATGGGATGGTTACTTCCGCTTGCCGCGACGGTGCATCTTGCGGAAGCGCGCGCCGTGCGGGCTCACTTGCGCCGGCCCCGGCGGTGACCACGGAATCGGATGTCGAACTGCTTCATCGCTTCTGTCCTTCTCTGCGCGGCAGGGGAAGGGATCACCCGTCCGCCACGCGGTTACTCCGATGGCCGGAGCAACCGCACGCTACATCGCGTTCATGTTCCGCGTCAACAAAGAGTTGTAGTGCGATGAAATAGCGTGCCGAAATGTCTCAGGTGCGATTTGTGAGAGGGGTAGCACCCCACGACGGCGCAGTTGGGATCGGCTGCGCGTTTGTCGCAGGGGTGCCTGCGGCGGGCCGAGCCAGCGGAATAGGGTTGAGCGACGACCCGGGGCCAATCTGTGGCTTTGATGGATCGACGGGAACAGGCGCGCCGCCCGGCCCAACGATCCGATCAGGTTGCGCTTGCGGCAGAGTCAATTTGTTTCCTGGCTCGGCCTGATTCCAATAGTGCTGCAAGTCCTCTGGGCTGGTCATTTTCAGATTGAAGTCGGACGGCGCGAAGGCCCACTTGCCATCAGGTTGTTGTGTCCACACTCCGCCCGGGGTCTGCGGCGTGCTATATTGTGATTGATTGGAAAAGGTCGGGTGGTTCGGCTTTTTGAACGTGTCAGGAAGATGTCCGTTAGCGGCGGCCTGAGCGTTCGATAGCCACGCGCCGCGCAAATCGTAGTCGTACAAGTCCTTCGACGCATCGCGCCCTGTCTGCACCGATCGTTGCTTCAGCCACGCCTGAAATTGCTGCTCTTGCTCCGGGGAAAGAGGCGTGTTGTACTGATCGACATACCCTTTGTTTTCGTCGTAACCGGGCACCTGCGCCTGCGCTGGGATCAAAAGAGATTGCACCGCCCGCTGCTGCTGCGCGGTCGATCCTGTGAGCGAGCGCAGAATGTCTGCCATGCTGCCTGACATGACCTAATGGGCCTTCCTCTTGCCGCCCTTCTCCAGCAACTCGGGATGCACCGCGATGAGCTTCTCGTGCGCGATTTCGGCTTGGTCCAAATCCTCTTCGATCGCGTCGGCGTTCGGCGGATGCAGAGACTCCACCAGCCGCTTCGGCGGCATCGCGCCCTGTTTCGCCAGCGCAATCGCGGTAAGCTTCGCCTCCTGCGAGAAAGCCGGCGACTGCGAGTGACCATCGGTGGTAACGCGCACGTTCTCCGGCAGGTGGTGCAACTGAAACGAAATGGCTTGCATGCCTTCGGCCGGCGGCTCCAGCGACGGGTCCGGCTCCAGATCGGTTTCGATCGACTTCACGGACGGCATCACCCATCCCGTCAGGATCGTCGTATCGCGCGCGCGAAGAATATCGAGCATCAGCCCGGCGACTTCCTCCACGCTGCCTTCAATCTCTAGCGCCGGTTCCTTGTGCCGAGCCGTGCCCATCTGCACCAGCCGGTCCGCATGCCCCTGCGACCGCACGCCCGCCTCGCCCTCGCCCTTCGTGGATGCCGGGAACCCAGCTACGACGTCGATCATCGCATTCAGCTCGTGGAAGCTGTTCCAAACGTCGGGCGGGATTGGCTTGGTGATCTCATTGATTTTGGCGTTCGGATTACCATCGGTGTAATAGCCGCCGGGCTTTTTCAGTTTCGCATACGCATTCTGGTTAACTGCCGTCGAGCCGGTCATGATGCGCGGCGGGTCTTCCTGAATGCGCAGCATCGTGTTGATGCCGTCGATGCGGTTGTTCAGCGACAGTTGCAGCAGCGACACCAGCGCGACGACCGAATATCCCCAGAAATAGTCCTCCATCGGCAGCGGGCAGAACTCGACGAAGCCGTGCTTGCCGCGAAGGGGATTGTTCGTGTCTGGCAGTTCCACGCCGTCGCGCTTGGCGCCGGTCTTCACCGATTCCGCGAAGGCATTATAATTCTGCTGCCGACCGAACACCATCATGTCGCCAACCAGCGTCATCGTCGCCCAGTCGTCACGATCGTCGTCCCACACCCACAACTCGTCGTACGGGATCAGTTCCTCGATCACGTCCGGGCGAATCATCGGCTGCGGCGTGACCAGCCAGTTCAGCACTTGCCCGCCGGACGTGTTCGGCGGCGATGATGCCGTGGTGTAGGGATACAAACCGCCGACCATGATCTGCTTCAGCGCCGAGTTCGCGGCGGCGTTGTCGCCCTCGTTCGCCTGCTTGGCAAACTTGGTCACGCCCTTCATCAGTTCGGCCTGATCTTTGTCGGGGAGCACGCCGATCATCTGCCGGAACCGGGCTTTCGACAGGAACGTGGTGTGCGTGAAGAAACTCTGACGATCCAGCGTTTCGAGGTCTTCTCGCTCGACGCCGAACAATTCGGGCTGGATGATATACGGCTCGAACCCATTGCGGGAATAAACGGTCTGGTAGATCGTCTTGCCCTTAATCAGACCGCCCAGCACGGCCTTGCTGATGGCGCGATCGGCGCGGCTCTTGCGGGTTTGCTCGTAGAGGTGCGCGGCGGCGGCCTTGCCTTTCGCACGCACTGCGGGGCTGACGGTGCCGTAGAAATCCAGGCTGAACCTGAGGTCCGCGCTGGAATACAGGAACGCTTGCAGGTCACGCACCAAGTCCTGCGTGCGGAGGAAGGTCTGGGGAATGCCGTCCGGGTTGCCGGTGTAAAAAATGCTTCTGTATGCGGCGCCGCGCTGAATGCGCTGTGACCGCGAGTTGCTGCACTGATGGATCAGATCAGCGCAGAACTCGGCTCGCTCGCGCGGCTTGCCGGGAATTCTCATGGCCGGACGCTATCACGGGAACTTAATGACCGGCAACAAGTTGCTGATCTAGGTGTTTTCCGTGGCTTGTGGCATATCCGCCACGCACTACGATGCCACCATCGCAAACAGGAGCGTCCCATGGCCCTTGAACTGACCATTCTCACGCTGCGCTATCTGGAGGCCGTCAGCCTCAACCCCGAGGCGCTGAACGCCGAGACCCCTGCCGTGCCGGAGTCCTGCTTCGCCGCCGCCGTGGAGGAAGCCACCGCCTTCACCAGCCGGACCAACATGACCCCGGCAACGCTGGCAGCCGTGAACGCATCCGAGCAGACGGTGAAGGCCCTGCTGACCGAAGCCGAGGCAACCGATGGCTTCAAGCCGCTGGTGCCGGTCGTGGTCACGTCCACCACGCCGACCAACGCCCGCGCCCTTCCGGTGACGCTGGCCGTTCTCGGCACCGCGTGGCAGCAGCTGCAAGTCGCCCCGGCCGACCGGACCATGACACTCGACCTCATCCGCACCGCCGAGGTGGAGACCGCGCACGCAGCCGCTGGCGTGCTGTTGCCGCCGGCGACCGCCGAGGGCGTGAACAAGGCGGCCGTGGCCGTTGAAGGCACGCCCGTCCCAGTGCCCGGCCCAGCGCCCCGAGCAACGACCACACGCACGCTCAGCGCCGATCAGGTCGCCGCGCTGGAGCGTGAGTGGGTCGGGATGGAGAAGGCGCTGAAGGCGGCAGGGATTACGGTTCCGCCGCCTGCCGCCTAAGTCGAAGCCACGATATTGATCGGCGGCGGCGCACCCGGGCGGTTTACGATGTCCGACACCTTCACCCCCGGCATGGCAGCGACATTGCTCATGCCGGGGATCGGACTAGCCGCCTGCGCCGCCGTGGCGCGCTCGCCGTAGAGGCCCGACAGGTCCACGCGCTTGCGGACTGTCTTCGCGCCGGCGGGCTTGCCCCAGAAATTATCTGCCTTCTCTTGTAGGGCCGGCGGCAGCTTCGGTACGCTGCTCTCCCCGTAGCGCGGCTTGTCCACAAGGTTTGTCAGCCCTGCGTTGTGTGCGGCAGCGTCCATTGCCATGTCGTATGCGACCACATCCGGCGCACCGATCACGCCCGGCGCCTTTCCGGCGGCCACGTCCATCGGTATGTCGGCTTGATGGCTGGATTTGACTCGGCCGCCGCAGCGTTTCTTCGGGCAAGCTGGAGTCTTCACCTTCAGGGGATCGGCCGTCAGGCGAGTGACTGAGAAGCGTCCGCCGCACGTACGGCACCTGAACCAATGGGCGTAGCGGGGGCGTTCGTCGGTCACATCTGCCCCTTCACACCGACCGGCAGCACCCCGCCCTCCATCATCCGCCACACGAACGGCTCGCGCTCCAACTCTGCGTGACCAATCGGATGGCACCAAAAGCCGACGATACCCCAGCCCCGCAGCGGCGGCGTATTGCGGCGACGGGTCGTGCGCCATGTCGCGAGCACCGCAGCGGCGTCCGGCTCGTCAGGGTCGGCCTTCGACTCGATGATCGTGCCGTCCTTCGGCGCATCGTCCATCGGCAGCCACGGGCGCGACGGAGGCGCGGCGGGCAGCTCATCGGGGATCGCCGCGATCGCGGCCTCAACCGCAGCGGCGGTAGGTTCATCAGGGTTGCTCAGCTTCATCGCCATCAGTGGCGTTCCTTCCAGGTCCGAACCATCCGGCAGGCATCCGGCACGGTCACCGGCACCTCGCCCTCGATTTCATACACCGCGCCTCGGTCGCCTGCGAGGCGCACAAACACCCGACCCTCCGACCATAGCACGGCGTCGCCCTCGGTGCGCAGCAGGTGGAACGGCACGCTGCCGTCTTCAACGGCGGGGTGAGTGAGAACGCGATACATCAGGGTCACGCGGCCACCTGTTGTGCCAGCGCCGGCAGCCGCGCCGGACGCGGCGGGTCGGGCCAGTCCACCGCCGCCCAATAAATTGCGGTCAGCCGCTCTTTCCGGTCCTGCGCGTTGGTCACGTACTTCGCCCCAGGCGACCACTCGCCAATCCACGTCGCGCTCCACTCGTCGGCGAACCATACGAGGGTGTACGGGGGAGGGTGTCTGGTGGCGAGGGGGGTCCAGTTCATCGGAGTCCGCGTGCGTCCAAAAAAGTTCGCGGCGGCGGCAGATCGCGCTCCTGCTCAGCGGTGATCATGATGTTGTGCACCATGCGGTTGAGCACAACAGACATTGGCGTCGCCAACCCCGCTTCCTGCGCGAGCGACCCCTGCCACGTAATGCCGTTCTGGATCATCCCCGGCCGGTAATGCTCCACCCACGTCATGCCAGCGAGGCCAGTGGCAAACGTGCGGTCGTCCTTGTCGCGGCCCTGAGCGGCGGCGCCGATATCCGGCCCTGTCTGGCGCACGTTCAACATCTCTTGCAGCAGCGGCACCGAGCGGATTTCCAGGAGATTGGTCACAAAAGCGTCGCGGAGCTGGTTCATCATTTTGAACTTGATGTCGTGGCTCGTCTTCGTGCCGTACATGTAGCCCGGCCCCGGGCTGTCCACGCGGTGATAGAGATACCAGTTAGAATTGCTCAGGAAGTCCTCGGGCTGCCCTTTGGCGCGCTGCTGATACATATCGGAGCGCATCCGGTCGCGCAGGTTCTGGAACTCCTGCATGACGATCTGGCCGGGACCGCCCGCAAGGTCGATGTTGATCATGTTCGGGAAGTAGCGTCCCGCCAGATAGGCCAGCACCCACGCGGCCTGCCGGGTATCGACGGCGTGGTCGGCGTATTCGGCCACCTGCACCAGTTTGTCGGCGAAACAGCGCCAGACTTCGATTGCGTGCCGGTCCTGCCAGTCATTACGCCCGAATGCGGGATCGCACCCGATGACGTACTGCGCACCTTCTACCGGGTCTTCCCAGATTCGGATGGTGATCTCTTCCGGGTTGACGGACGCACCGTCCAGATATTCGATCTGCGACAGGTGGTAGTCGTCGCCGAGATAGAACCGCGCCACCGTGCAAGCAAAGCCGGACTCGTATTCGGTATCACCCATCATCTGCTGCCAGTCTGGCGGCTTGACCACGGGATACGGTGGGGCATTCTTGATGAACTCAATACGCTCGGCGACGCGGCGGGTCTGGAAGAACGAGAAACCGGACTCGACGAATGCTTGCTGCGCATGCCACGGCTGGTTGCTGTCGTTATCGAACTCGCCGCTCTTGCTCTGTGCATCAGACCAGCGTTTCCAGGCGAGTTGCTCGATGGAAATCTCTACGCCGTAATGGTGGCGCACGATCGTCATCAGGTCGTTTTCTTCCGGCGTCGGGGGCATCGAGCCGTAGCGCTGGAAAGCCCGGCTGGTCTGCTTGATGACGTTCGTTTCGTTTGCCCACCAGCCGATGAAGATGCACAGCGAGGTCAGGCCGTCCTCCAGAGCCTCCTCGTAAATGGACTTCCAGTGGTTCGTACCATTGGCGGTGCTCTCCAAGATATACAGCGCGCGCGGATTTTGCGGCGCCATGGCGTGCCGGAACGAGTCGATCCCGGCGACTTGGCCGAACTTGGAAATCTCGGTCAGGTGGCCGACGAGGTAGCCTTCGCCCTCGCCCCAGTTCTGCTTGGTCTTACCGGCCACGCGGATGTCGATGCGGCTGCCGTTTGAGAACCCGATGGTGTGACGGTTGAACTTGGAAATGGAGAACGATTTGCCCATGAACGCGGCGAGGGACTGCACGTATTTTCGGATCGTCGCGCGGCCTTTCTCGGCATTATCTTCGTTATCGGCAACGTAAATGCCGATCGTGTTTGGATGCAGCGCCAGCCAGAACAGAATGATCGCCATCGTGATCGTGGTAATGCCGAGCTGACGGCTCTTGAGGATGTAGAAGACGTGAATGCCGTCTTCCAGCCCCTGCGCGATCTTCTCCAGCGCCATGCGCTGCGAGGTCCACAGCCGCAGCGGAATGCCGGTGCCGTCCGGGTCGGACTCGGCGTGCTTGCTTTGGATACGAAGGTTGCGGATGAACTTCGTGAACAGCGGGAGCCAGCGCTTGCCGGACATCAGACCGGCTCCCAATTCATCAGGTCAGCCGTCACGCGCTCGATCACCGGCGCCCACTCGTTCAAGCGCTTCTGGCGATAAATACGCATCGTGGGATACCATGGCGTGTCCTCGCGGTCGTTCATCCAGCGCCAGCAGGAGTCCGCGCGCGACAGCATCCATACCGGCACGCCGAGACTGCCGGCGAGGTGCGCGACGGCGGTATCAACGGTGATAATGAGACTGCACCGCAACAGAATGCGCATGGTGTCGTGCCAGTCCTTGACGCCATACGATTGCAGGTCTTCCAGTTGCAGGGAGACCGGACCGGCGCCGGCTCGCATGACGGCCGCAAACAGCGGATCGAACTTCTCGCGGGCGACGGAGCGCCGGACGTCGATCGCGTTCGCCATCGGGTCGTGTTTGCGCTCTCCGCCGGCCCAGCACAGGCCGACCAGCGGTTCCTCCTGATGGAGCTTGGTGCGGTGGTAGGGCAGCCCGAAATCGGTCGGCGACGGACACGTCTCTGGCGTCGTGCCGAACAGCAACGGCAGGCTCATGAGGCTGGTCTGATGATCGAACTTCGGCGCAGGCTCGTTGCGCAGGAACTGCTCGCCCACACCCACGATCTGCGCCATCAGGCGCTGCATCGGCGGGGACGACTCCACAATCACAGTGGCGGCAATCTTCGACAGCGGCGCGATGTAGCGCGAGAAGTGGATCGAATCACCGAAGCCTTGCTCTTCGCGGAGAAGAACCCGCTTGCCGCGCAGTTCCTCGATTTTGCCCGTGAACAGCGGCGCCCCGCGATACTCCGGCGACGCGGCACGACGGATCATCAGTCGCCAACGGGCCTCGAAGCACTTCCAGCCTTCTGTCCACCGGCCCAACCGCAGGAGCGTGAACCCCGCGCCGGCCTCGGCTTCGGCGTCCTGGGGGTTCAGATCGGCGGCAGTGCGGTAATGGTGAAGCGCGGCTTCGTCGTGTCCGAGTGTCGATAGCACCGTGGCGAGACCGCGCTGGCACTCGAAATCGTTCGGGTCCATCGCGACGGCGCGTTCGTAGCAAGCGAGCGCCTCGAACCAGTTTTGCAGCAGCAGGTTGCTTGCGGCCAGCTTCAGCCACGCATTCGGAAAGCGGAACTCGCGGGCGAGCGCGGCGCGGAAGTAGTCGCGTGCTCCCTCGAAATTCCCCATCTCGAACAGCACCACGCCGATGTTCATGAACATCATCGGGTTGTCGTCGGCAAGCTCGCGGGCGCGGAGGAAGTACGGCAACGCCTCGGCCCACTGGTGCTGGCGCTGATGGACGCCGCCTTGCAAGCACAGCACAAGCGCCTCGGGGGCGTTTTCCTTGATGGCCTGTTCGATCAGCGCGAGCGACGCTTCTATGTTGCCGGCGTGCTGCTCCATTGTGGCCGCTCGGACGGTCGCGGCCCACGCCGGTAGCGCGGGTGCGTCGGGTGCCGGAGCGGCGGCCGGTTCCTCAAATGACAGGACGGTGGCGTCGGTCACAACCGCTCCACCTGCACCTTCCCGCCGACCGATCGGAAATGCTTGATCGTCAGCTTGACGGCCTTTTCGCACGACTTCCCGCCGACCATCAGGCCTTCACAGAATGCCCAAGCGTATCCGCCGCCTATGGCATAGGTGGCAGGTATCTGGAACGGCAATTCTTTTGCTCCGATCCGCCACACCGTCCCGCCCGGCCTGAGGACGAGCGCTTGTAACTCGTCGTCTCCGGTACCCGCGAATGCCGGCCTCTGCTCCGGGTCTTCTCCAGCCGCAAACCAATCACAGAACGCCACACAGTCCGAACTGTACCCGGTCGCCCCAGCCAAGCCGCCCGGGCCACGGGCTATTTTCGGCCGCATGACCGGATAGCTACGGCTGCCGGCATCCATTTCGGAGTCGGCGCACATGACGCCGTCTTTCACGGCGATGATCGTCACCCGACCACCCTCCTAATCCCCTTCGCCACCAGCACCGCCCCGCACATCAGGACGCAGGCGAGCGCGACGTAGAGGGCGGCGGCCACAGACCATCCGAGCGGGGTCATGCACCGCGACCCACCGCGAACGCCTGCGGCCACATGCTCGGCGCCATCGGTATCCGCAGGCTGTCCATCGGCGAGTCGGCTCGAAACCTGAAGCCGCGCAGCAGCTCCAGCGCGAAGTCGAACTTCGCGATCATCGCCGCGCCCTTCGCGATCTCGCTGTCGATCAGCCGCAGCCGCTCGCGTAGAATCAACTCCATCACGTTCAGTTCGGCGTCGGTCTTCTGCTCGAACCGGCCGACCATCTCGGCGGTGCGGCCACGGTTCTTCTCGTACTCGCGCTTCGGCTGCACCGTCTTCTCGCGCTCGGCTGACAGCCATCGCTGCATGGCCGCCACCATGTCGGTTTCCTTTGGCGGCACTCCTTTGTCGTAGAGTTCGCCCATG